TCTGAAGAAGAACCGATGTCTAATCTGACATTCTTTGGCGGTTATCTTACTGACAAAGATAAAATCATTGTTAAGTATATTAACCCATCACTTAATGCTATATTTAAAGTAATGGGTTTCTTCTCTAAACAAGTACGAGAATCAACTAAGGAAATAATGAACATCGATAAACGAATCTTGCCGCATGAAAAACTTCATGCAGTGCAATTTCGTAACTTCAATATCGATGGTCGTACCATCCGTGAAGTGAATGTGGAAATCAGCAATCTGTACTTTGCTAATCCAAAGCAACAACGATTGGCTGATGAAATCAAACAAATTCAATACGAAGCAGAGGTTGATGCCTACTGCTTCGATTTGATTCGTGGTGAGACTGGTATCAAAACTGTCGAAAATATCGTAGACATTCTTGTAACAGCTTACCCACAATCACTGGAAGTTTGTAAAGACCGTTACGAAATTCACTTCGACGTGGAAAATCGTTTAGAGTACATTCGTGATAATATCCATATGTTCAAACCTATTATGGCTTAACATAAGGATAAGTAAATAGACTAGGGAGAACATCCCCTAGTCTATTTTTTTTTAGTTATTTTTTTGTCTTCTATATTCTTCTAACATGTTAACCATAGTCGGTGCATTAAACAATTGACAAGATATTTCTACAGCATTAACAAACCCACCACTCATGTTAATACCACTTTGTCGTCTCCATCTTTCATCTACATTGTCAATACTGATTAACTCTTTAGTCATGGTTTCACGAGAAGTATTTAGGGCACTATTGCCATTTGGATAGCTAGATGTTACGTCAATGTCAGCATTGTCTCTAAATACTAATGTTTTTAAACCACGGGCATCTTCAAATAGATTATTACCTTCAGCAATCAATAAATCTGCTCTCAATGTAATAATCCAATCATCACGACCAATTAACTCACTGTCTAATGGTATTTCATTATTTGCACCGCCTGTACCATAAGCATAACCTCTTTCTAGATTAAACCAATGCATATCATCCGCTAATCGTTTAGGTTCAGAATCAAAGTCTTTATAATCACTAGATTCACATGCTGATACGACACTATGTGAAATATCCATAGTTTGTTCATCTAAATATTCTAATGCAATACAGTCGAATTTATTATAGATAACATATTCAAATGGATAATTACTTTGCATGAAAATATGCCAATCCACAGTACCAATCAAATGACTACTTTCGTCAAATTTTAACTTACGAATCTTACTGTTTCGATTAGCCCTAGCAATTTCTTTTTCAGACATCCCAGGTTTAATCTCATCTGGAAATTCAATAGACAAAATATAATCCAATGAATACTTAGGTAACTTACCTTTATGTTTACGAGAGTTATAGTAGTAACACATACTATCGATAAAAGTAAAACTAGCAGGTACATTGACTTGTGGCCACTTTTCAAAGTTAGCTAAGTTTTTCCATACACCTTTTTTACTTAATGCAGACTCTTTACCAGGATTATAATCAAAGAATCTAAAAGCAGGAGGTACAGATGGGTCGGATAATATATCAGATACTTTAACATCTGCTCTTTCACAAGCCTCAATAGTTCTGCGTACATCGTAATCCATATTCCAAGCACTAATAAAATCAGGCTTAATCTCATGTGCTCTTTCAAAGATTTTCTTGACGACTTCGATTTCAGAATCCACTACATAAAACTCTTGTTTAATGTTTCTTTCTTTGTTTACTTCACCTAGATAAATCTCATCGTATTTATATAAAGTTTCTAATGCTTTCTCTTTAGAGATATTAGGAAACTTACCACGGATAAAGTTAATATCTACTACAGTAACAACAATATCTTTCATGGATAATGTTGCCATCTCAATATGCTCGTATTTCTCTTTATTACGAATATTGGTTTCCACGTCAAATGCTGCTACGTCTGCTAACTTCTCAGTCTTACTGGCTAACTCACCATGGTTATACTTATACTTTAATTCAGCAGAAGAACTTAAATCAGTACCGTAAACATAAGGGCCTCTTAGAATATCAGAAGGAGAGATACGTTGACCAAAGTTTTTAATACCTAAAGAATTCATTGCTGCACTTAACATCTCTTTTCTAGGTACACGAATCTCTTCACATTCTGAAATAGGAAAACGCTCTTTCTTTTGTTTATGGTTTCTATTCTTAGGCGTACATACCCAGAAAGTCTTTTTAAAGTTTTTAATTAATTTGATTTTTCTATCTATTGTACCATCGTCAAGATAATCAGTAATCTTAACTAAATGTACATCTGTTTCTCTATTACCAATCTTTTCACTTAAGACGGCATTCTTAGCAGCATTGTTTGCTAAGTAAATAACATTACGGCATTGAGTGCCAACTACTTCAACCATTTTAATTCCTTTAAAAGTCAAGTCTATTCATATTTTTTTAAATGCAAAAATATATATTAGTCAAATAAAACGAAAGATAATATGAGAACACCGTATAACGTTATACTAAAAGGATGGTTAAAATGAGTTTATTTGATGAATCGTTAGAGTTATCTAACGAGATGATGGTCAATGAAAACAACTGGTCAATGGTAAAATCAGGTTTTCATGAAGAATTGACAAAAGCAATAAAGATAATTATCGATACAGAAACACCTCGTACTTTTTATCGTAGTAAAGAAGCACAAAAAAGAATTACAGATGTGATTGCTAAACATACAGGTATTAATGTAAATATATCAGCAGAGCACCGGTGCTTTGCGATGATGCCACCTGATTTAAATAAAAACCACACTTTAATTGATTTTGATCAAAGGATGTTTTTTGATAACGAAGAATTAAAAAGACAACAAGGAAGTATTAGAGGGTCTGTAGATATTAAGAATTTTAAAATCGGTGGTGATTTTAAAAATGTAGTAGTTGATTTATTTATTGGCCCAGACATGATGTGGCCAGGATATTACGATAGTAATGCGTTAATGACACCTGCTGAAATTTCAGCAGTTATCCTACATGAAGTGGGACATATGTTTTCTTACTTTGCATTAGTAGCACATACTTACTCTATTAACTTACCAATGCTTGGTACATTAAATCGTATCGCCAATACAGAAGATGCCGATAAAATAGAAATCATTCTAAAACAATGGAATAGTAATGAAACAACACTGACTAAAGTAGATACGAAAGAGTTAGCTGGTAAACGTAAAGAAGTTATTGTTACAGCTATTGTATCTAACCATGTTCAAGATACAAAAACACTTATGTCACAACGAGAATACGAAGAAGTTAATACAGAACACTTAGCTGATAAGTTTGCAGTAAGATGTGGTGCAGGTGGTGATTTATCATCAGGTCTGAATAAAATCTTAACACTATATGGCGTTAGGTCTACAATGACTATGACTGGTTTTGTTATCAATGAAATCATTACAGGTATTGTTTTACTCATGATGTCAGCATTTACCGTTGTTGGTATGGCAATGATTTTGCCTGGTATTATTGGATTAATTATCACTATTGAGATATTTAAATCGACATCTAACGCAGGTGATGGTACCTATGATACAGAAGTAAACCGTTTTGGTCGTATGCGTAACGATATGGTCACTATGCTTAAAGATAAGAACATCGATAAAGCAATAGGTAAACGTATTCGTGATGACATTAGTCGTATTGATAAAATCTTAACTAACTATAAAGAATATAAATCTTTAATTGGTTCGTTTGCAGATATGATTATACCTAGTAAACGTAGACTATTGTCTCAAACAGAATTCTATAAAGAATTAGAAAAGTTAAGCTCTAACAATCTATTTGTTGCAGCTTATGATTTAAGAAATTTAAAATAAAAAGGAATTAATTATGTCTTTATATTCAGATATCCGTTCACTTGCTGATACTAACTTTCAACAAGAGAGTCGAATGCAAGGCGTAGCATTTGCTGTGGCTTTAGCACTAGCTGTTAAATATATTAATACAGTAGATGGCAACGATACAGGTGAAAATACATATCTACAATATGTTTATAAACCAGCAACTGAGACAATTTCTTTAATCAATGAAAATGTTTTAACAGATATTCGTTATTGCGTAGATTTGACTAAGAAATTATTTATCATGATGTACAATGTTAAATATAAACCTATCTCTATTAACGATAGTGGTTCTTCACTATTGTCTGTACTATTTGATGCGGAAAGTTATTTCCCAGCAGATACTTTGGAATTTTTCAAACAAAATAAAACAGGTATCATTAATATCTTTAATCGTTTAAATCAAGAATGATGAGGGTATTGACATGAGTATTTTTGATGATGACTTAGAAGGTATCGAAGAAGAAGTACCTTCTACATTTAATTTAGGTTTATTTGGTGATGAGTCTTCTACTGATTCTGATGAAATAGAAGTAGAAGGTGAAGATACTTCAGTAATCGAAGTTAATGTAGATTTAGGCCCTGGATTATTTTCTCCAGAAGTTTCTGTGGAAGGTCTTTTTGAATTTGCTAAAGCTAAAAATGCTTACCAAGAGCAAGCTGAAAATGCCCAATATTCTAGGGCATTGAATAAAGAAACAGACGAAGAGATTGAACAACGCCACGCTGATAAAGAAGCTAAAGAGCAAGAAAAACAGGCTAAGAAAGAAGAACGTAAAGAAAATCGTAAGCAAGCATTAAAAGATTTAGGTTCTGATTTAGTTGAAGCAGCAAAAGCTACAGGCAAAGGCGTTAAAGAAGTAGCACGTATTGCTTATAACCTTGCTACTGGTTCTAGTAAGTGACGTTAAATAAATTAGATACTCCTACAGAAGTAGGAGTATCTAATTATATAAGTTATTTTATTTTTT